TTATGATGTCTTTCTTTTTGCAGGACAAAGGAGGCTCAAAAGCATTATTGATATGATAGCAACTATTATTAGTATCAGGAAAACCCACCAGTTCCCACGAAACATCCCTGCCAACCATTCTCCTACTTTTGTAAACTGACAACTCACCCCGCATTCAGGTGCTCCGTCAGAATATGCCATCCCCACAAGTGGATTGTCCCCGGTGATTCTCTCCAGGTGTGGGGCAGAGGCCTGAAATCCTGATTGAGAACAATGGGTATCATGACAACATTTAAACTTTGAACCACTATGACCACCCTTGCCTTGAACTTTTATTGTGTTCTGACCCCTTGTCAGATGCACAACACTCCCACCATAACATATGGCATCATCGCATACTTTAATTRTGGTCATGAAGTCAGCACATTCTGTCAGTGAAATAGAACATGTTAGTGTGAAACCTATTCCTGAACCCCAAGAACCATCAATTGCAGTTACTGCAGGCTCCACCTGACAAGGGTTTTCAGAGAGCTCCTCAAAGTCTACATCTTTGCCAACAACAACATTGACATGATCTTTGTACTGATTATCAGGATCATTCCAGCTTAAGGTACTCAATGACATTTTCACGTTTGTCATATTGATACTACCAAAAGAGTCAATTGTTGATAGGAGCCTTTTAAAACCTGAAACAATGTTCCCTTGATACTTACACACAGGTTCTGTAGCAAATGCACAAACACGCTGAATTGTCCCTTCAAACTGAGGGCAGTTAATTCTCCCTTGATGTGACATTATATCCCCTGGGTCGCCTAATTTACAGTTTGAAATACACCATTGTTTCACAACAATTGCACCAGCATTTAATGGGCCAAGGAAGATCAATGTATCACCAACTTGAATATTGGACATTGTTCCCATCAGACATGCCTTCACATGTTTGCCAGTAAGGCAATCACTTGTGTCAACCTGCCTACACTGTTTATCAATGCCAATTTGGTAACAAATATCACGTGTATATTTGAGTGTGACAATCTTGTAAACGCTTGCCTTGGGAACAAGTTTATCTAGGTACAGACCACATGCTGTGCAACCAGTTGATACACCAGGACAATCACCTGGGTTACATGACCAGCTCGTTTGGTACTCAAAATCCACCTCATGTGAACAATGAGCATATTGCCATGGGTATGAATATTTTTTACACTCACCGTAACAATGGAAAACAGACTTTAAATTAACCTCTGCATCCATCCAGTGACCTAGTGACTGAACTCCAGCTGTTACTTTCTGTGGGCCAATACTGACAGTAAAGGGAACCTTTCTCTCTAGATTTCTAGGGTCTTGAAAAATCCTCTTGTGTACGTAACTTGACCCTGAAGGTAATGCAAAGTCAAGTTCATAATCTAAATGGAGTGGGACAAGACCAACACCATGTGCAGTATCATACCAACCTGCCTTTACTTCTTCCTTTTGAGCAGAAACTGCCCAACAAAGTGATTCAATTATTAACAGTATACACCAAACAGTAAATATGTAACATCTATTTTTGTACTGAAAAGTCCCTAGGCGCCGGTAAATGAGGGTTGTTGAAGGAATTGACGTGTTTACAGTCTGTTGTACTTTTTTATAAAATCTATCTTTTAAAGGGCATATTTTAAAATGTTCATTTGAGAGTATGGCTGACTGACCAATATCTTTCATGCAGTATGGGCAGTTTCCTGGTGGGCAGTGTTCCTCATGTGCCTTTAACTCATCCTTAGAGCAGCAGTCTGTTTTACAGTATGTGCATGTGGTGTTACCCATTGTATGTTGAAACTCCTCCTTCAGTTTTCTAAATAGGTTGTCAAGTCTAGACTGCCCAGTATGTTTGTTTAAAACAATAAGTAAAAACTTTAAAACTTGTATAGTTGCCCATGTACTAGCAGGTATCAACAACCATCCAAAACAGAATGTGATAATAAGGCAAATTGTTGCCCACCCATGGAAACCTCTTACACATACCTCAACTGCCACTGAATGTGCAATGTAGGGGATCAAAGACAAAGTACTTGTCACAACATATATACACTGCCCTATTACAAGGGTCTCAGTTTTAATAACTTTTCTCTCTCCATTGCAGAACACAATTATGTCGTTGTCAACTCTTTGGCAAATAAAGGTTACTTGATCTTCTAGTTGTTTGTACTTGTGTAATTTGCCAATTAAACATGTAGGTGATGATATATTGAATATACCGCTTGCTGAAAATGCCTCACATGTTGCCCCTGGACCTGACAGAGTACAAAAAACTTTACAAGGCTCTAGTTTTTCTATAAAACCAGGTATGGTAATAAGACCTTGCCAAACTAAGGGGAGCAATTTTTTCTCACACTGGGAATGGTTTACAAGGGGGATTATACCCTTTGTCATAATCAATGGGTATTTCTGTGAAACCTTTTTTGGATAGACATACATTGATGTATATAGAATGTCCCCTGTATAGGAAACCCCAAGAAACTTTTCACTGGTATCCACTGCATACTCTAATTCCCCTGCAACACGCATATGGCTGTAACCTTCACCATACTTATCATGGTCTTCACCATGATCAAAGTCTATCATTTTTTCGAGTATCTGATTTGAAATCATATCATCCCCCATCGGTATGTTTAATTGCTGAGAGAAACCCTTGAAAAAGCATGTATAATATCCTGGGAAGTCATTTGTCTGGCATGAGTTAGCTTTGGCAGRCTTTTCAAATGCTGTGRCAAGTTTTGGTAAGCCTGTTTTCAGCTGCTCAACCACTGTTGTGGTCAAGAAACAGGTCACTGGTACCTCAGCCCTGTCAGCAGTGGCAGGGGCTTGTGATGTCCCATATAAGGGTTGGAAACAATCACCAGCTACTAACATCCCGTGGGGGCAGAATGTTCTCTCGAATTCTAGCTGGATCTTGATGTTCTTCCAGGTAAGGAGACAGCTCCTAACACTTATGCACACTTGCTGTGGGACAATAACATGTAGTGTTGGGAGGCAGTGTGTTATGTTGCAGGAATGCTCCATGCATAAAAGCCCTCGCCTCATATAAGAGAGATGCTCCATATCTGAATGCTGGATGTTGCAAATCCCAACATATTGCCCACTGTGTGTTTTTTCCTYAAAAGTGTCCTTGCTTGCCTGAGTGGATCCTGTTGTACTTGCTTTCTTCTCCCACCACTTAACTGACATTGTTGTTGTCAGTTTCCTCGATAAACCAAATTCAAACGGACAACTACTCTCTACAGGAACCATTGCATCTGCGGCTGCAAGGAAGGGCGGGAGGTTTGTACTCCCAAATGCAAACCCTTGGTCTTGCCTGGGCTCATGAGGACAATTGAWTTTTATATCAATTGTGTTTCTTCCTTGTGTGATCCCCAGCAGGATGCTCATAAGTATGAGTCTCAT